AAGAGAAAACTTGTTAATAGTTCCAGAAATATCCTGTTCATACGAAGGTCCGTACAGACCCTTACCACCGTATATGAGTTCAGTCAATGGTCGAGTCTTAATTCGAACTTCTACGAGTTGTTTAGTAAGTGCACACGTTGGAATGGCGAGGGTTGGGTTTCTGTAAAAATAAAAGGGTAAATCCAAGAAGTATGTGTACTGCCCTTGGTAACTCAGGATATTTCCATGTCCATTTAAGAAGTAAAGAGTTTGCTCAATATCATCATTCGTGTTATTGAGCTGCTGATGTAAGTAGATGTACTCTCCCGTAATCCGTTCAATAATTTGTCCACCAATAACTAATTCGGCATACTCTATGAGATGTGTCATGATTGAAGGGGACCAGACGGTGTCATTACGACCTGCTGTATCAGGTGTAGGATCACTGAGTGTAACCTTCAGGGTCATGTTACGAATCAAATCACCTTTATCGTTTGGAATACTACACTCGAGAATTTGATCAAAATCTATCTTACCATCAAACTGACTCTCTATCGTATCTATAGCAAACTTCGTATGTTTTTTGAAATTCATCAGGAAATACGAGAACTGTGGTTCACCTGTCAACCACTGATCCTGAACACCCGTGGCGGCAAGTCTCAGACGACCAGCCATTCCTACTGTATATGAGTAAAATTTTGTTAAATAAAACGATACGATACAATAGAATGAATCTTCAATTGAAAAAGTTCAAGCCTGAATCAATTGCGGATGATAAGGTCATTGTATTTATCGGTAAGCGCAATACAGGTAAGTCGACCCTCGTGAAAGATATAATGTATCATAAGAAACATCTCCCAGCGGGTATTGTACTCTCAGGAACCGAGGAGGGTAATCATTTCTATTCCGAGTTCATTCCTGATCTCTTCATTTATGGTGACTATGATAAAGATGCGATCGAACGTGTCATGGCGAGACAGCGAAAATTGGTAGGCGCAGGTAAAACTAATTGTGGAGCTTTTATGCTTCTGGATGACTGTATGTACGACTCAAAGTTTCTAAAAGATACATGTATTCGTCAATGTTTCATGAACGGTCGTCATTGGAAGATCTTCTTTATGCTCACGATGCAGTACGTGATGGATCTCCCACCGGCACTACGAGCTAATGTTGATTATGTCTTTATTCTCAGGGAAAACATCATACAAAATAGGGAGAAGCTTTACAAATCCTTTTTTGGTATATTCCCCTCATTCGATATGTTTTGTAAAGTCATGGATGCATGTACAGAAAACTACGAATGTCTCGTGTTAGACAATACTGTGAAGTCTAATAGGATTCAAGATTGTGTTTTTTGGTACAAAGCAACCGTCAGGAAGAATTTCAAAGTTGGGAGTCCTCAATTGTGGGGAATGCATAAGAAGATGTATAACTCAAAGCATGCAGATCAGAAGGAACAGGACGCTAAAAAGGCCAATAGGAAAACAGCTATAACCGTCACAAAGCGAAAATAATTGCGTCCTATAGTTTCATGAAAAACATGCGAGTATATTAAATGTCCTCTGGACAGGTCAATACCCTTAATTTGTCAGACGACGGGGAAGGGATGGTCCCCTTACGCGACAATCCATCTACGTCTTTTGCATCTGAAAAAAATGTGAGTCAACATAAAGAGACGATGGATTCTACTCCCATTAATGATATTATGATGGAACCACCTATGATGAGTGAAGAGCCCAAGATGCAGGGTGTTCAGATGGCCGCCGCGCAACCTCAGGGTATGTATGCCGCACCCGCACAGGCCCAGGATCAAAAACCCGCTAACAAGTACCCACTTAACCTCACAGATGACCATGTCATCGCTCTCCTCGCTGGTGTGTGTGCTGCCATTTCTGTCAGTAAGCCTATTCAAGATAAGCTCGCGACCTCTATCCCCAAGTTCCTTAACGAACAAGGGGGTAGAAGTGTTGTTGGTTTAGCATCTACGGGTGTAGTTGCTGCTATTGCTTTTTACATCGTCAAGGATTACGTAGTGAAGCCCTAAGCAGTGGCTCCGGTCTGCCATCCCATATTACTATATATAGAGTTATCTACACCAGTGTAGTACGTTATTAACGCACCGGCCCCAAAGGTCAGTAGTAACAAGGTACTTAACTGAAGCTTTTTAGTATTATTAACCGTGGGATCCTTGAGCGCCTCTTCAGTGGGCTTCCAAACCTTATTCATGAGATATGTGAAAACGAAAGCAAAGACGGTGGAAGTCAAGAAGAAACCGCGATCGACATGAAGTTGGGGAAAACGCTGGGAACTCATTATCATTCGGATAGTGTTTGGTATGACAACCGTCAGGAATGCGAGATTGACATAATAGTTTTTAGAGTACGCTGGGACGCGAGTGATGGCGAATACTACGAACCAATACACAATCGCAGTGAGTAAAACGTTAAGTGGTGTTTTCATTTACTATAAAATGAGATTATTTATCCTGGACATGCTGACCACAAAATTCTGTCTTTTCTATGATCTTTTGGTAAATTCCTATCTGTATACAGATTTCCATGAGTTCGTTGTAATTGGCCCAAAATTGTTCCGAGTGTGAATACTCCTCGACCGTAGAATGTGCCAGTTCATGTATCAGAACATGGAAGATTTCATTCGTACTACCATCCAGACATATTGTGATTTCGGAGCCTTTATTGACATTGAATCCTACTGAATCTGTCATCACTTTACGACCTGTGATGGGTATGGGTCTTACGAGCATATGAAACTTCTCATTGTTTGTTTCACGCAAATGATCTCTGAGAGTCTTGTACTTTTCCTTCACCTCGGTAAATTCCCTGGGTTCTGTCGTATTGTGTAGTATATAAGCATTGACTAAAAGTAAAATAAGAAACAATATCATCTATTATAGACAAAGATAAATTTGCTATACAATTCTGAGATTGGATTTCCTTTCAGTCCTTCCCAAAATTGTAATCTAAACCCCAACTCTTCTAAATGTGTGACCAAAAGATCCTTGTATGCTACCGGTTCTGATCTTGGACCATCCGCATAAAATGGTGTGTCCACGAGGTTTACAAATAACTTTTCTCCAAACCCACCATCTCCATGTTGTTTGAGTTTAAAAAAGTTTCCCGCATCGTCCAAATAAGGTGTTTTGAATAGAATCTTCTCCGAATCTGGGATGATACCCATGAGACACCCACCAGGTTTGACTCGTTTCTTAATTTCGTGTATCGAACTAAAAAAGAGATCCCTGGATGCGAAGATGTAGTGTAACGAAAAATTAAAACACACCACATCAAACTTCCTTTTGGGACACGCATGTATATCACCCTCGTAAAAATTTACGCGCATGTGCATATTTTTGGCCCGAGAACGCGCTTCGACCAGCGCTTCTGGTTCGGGATCACACATGTTTATGTTCGCACCACACTTGTGCCATTTTTGAAGATCTCCGCCAAAACCACACCCAACATCGAGTATATGTTGACCGCTCACGGTAACACTCTGTATGAGCTCTCTTTTCGCATCATTATGATTTTTACGAATCTCTTCCATAATTCTTATACTCTTCACTCTTTTAAATCACTTAGGTTTCGTAGCTTAAAGTTTTGAAGCCTTACATAAATATAATGTCTCTGGAAACCGATTACACTACCGTCCCCGGACAGGTCTTCGCTTGTCTCTCTATCATTGGACCTGAGGCTCCCCAAAAGAATGATAAGTTTGGTATCAAGATTCGTGGTGCATTCGCTACTCGTGATGAGGCGGCGAATCACGCTAAGCGTCTTCAGAAGGAGGATACAACCTTCGACATCTATGTCGTAGACATGTACAAGTGGCTTCTTATTCCACCCGATTCTAGTAAGATTGATGATGTGCACTACAACAACGAGAAGCTCGAAGAGATTATGTCTGGATACAAGGATAACCAGGCACAGGCTGCTCGTATGTTTAGTGAGCGTAAGCAGGGTATGATGAAGGATAAGGTGGCGTACGCCCCGGGTGATGACAACTCTCAGTTTTATACCAAGCCAGATGAGGAACCCATTTCCCACCCCGCCGATGTTCTTGAGCGTCTCAAGAAGGAAAAGCCAGATTCTCCCATGGAAGATCTCGTGAAGGAGGCGAATGAGATTGTCGCGGCAGAGGTTGAGGAACGCAAGAAGCAGCGAGAGCT